ACATCTTTAGCCATCTCTTTTGGCACCGCTTGAATATTCCAATGTATAAATCTAAATGGTTCTATACCATGATCGACTGCATATTCATGTTCTAAGTATCCAGGAAATATAATTAATGTTCCAGGCTTTGGTTTAAAGTGTATTAATTCGCTTCCATGAAATACACCATTACCAGGTTTCATTTTTAATTTTGTAGCACGTGCACCAGTTTTAGGTTCATGAAATATTGGAAAAGAAGTTTTATCAGAACATTTTAAAAAATAAAAACCTGATACATGTTGGTTCCAATGAATGTGAGCTGAATGATGACCTCCACCTTTTTTAGCAAACTCTTGTACCCATAATTCACTGAATATAGTGGTGTACTGTTGCATATCAAAACCTTGCCAATCAAGAAATTCCCAAGACTTTTGTCCTATATAATTTCTAAAATCTAAAAAATTATTATCTCTTAACAAAGGGGTAGAATGAAAACTCTTCCCAAAATCACCATGTTTTTTAATATATTCCTTATCTCTTTTTTTAGCGTCTTTAATATATTGATTAGAAGCTTTATTAAGTGATTTAACAAATTCTGGTTTTTCTTCAGACCATATTGGGGTTTTAAAATAACTTTCAATTCTCATATTATTTAAATGGATATCCAAGGTTCCACATAACCAATGAATATCTTACTCCTTTCGTTACAGGTTTTACTCTATGCCATACAAATGAAGGAAATACAATGATAGAACCTTTAGGTAATATTTCTTTACATTGTACTTTGTGTATTGACTCATCTCTCATATGAGGATCATAATTTCTAAAATCAAATTCTAATTCACCACCTTCATATTCAGAACCATCTGTTAATTGACATGTCATAGACAATTTTCTTACTTTACCTTTTGTAGGCCCTTCTTCTTCATAAGGCTTATCCCAGCTGTCACAATGCCAATCGTAATATTGATTTAACTTATATTTTGTAAATTGACAAGACTCTGACCAATCCCAATCATAATTCCAACCTGCATTTTTGTTAGCTTGATGTATATATGGATGCAATTCCTTATATATCCAATTATCATTCATCCAAACAATGTTAGAATTTCTTTTTCTTTTTAAATCTTTAATTTCATCTTTATTTAATTTTTTATTTTTAAAAGCTCCTACTTTAGCTAAAACCTCTGATTTAGATAAACCGTATTGAATTATGTCATCACATAATCTTGGTGGTATTGCAGATTTAAAGTACCAATAGTAATTAGATATATTCATAAGTTATAGTTTGCACAATATTTAAAGAATTTTTTTGTTTATTATTGATATAATACATATTCGTTGATGGGAACATTATAAACATGTTGTCTTTTAATTCTATATCCCAACTTCTACCTTTCCTTCTATTATCATCATAGTATACTCTTACGAAACAGTTATCTGTTTTTACACCATAAAGAAGAGTGAAATCGGGAGAGTTTCTTAAATCAATTGGATCAACATTTAATAAAGGAATTGTTTGTTGGTTAGGTTTGTATGCGTTACCCCAAGTGCCTTTATTTATTAATTTAAATCCATATTCAACAGTAAGATGTTCACGCAAATAAGTATTTAATATTCCTAAAGTTTTTGAAAATGAAGTTTCTGAATTTGTTAAAGTTGATTTTAAAATGTTGTCTGACAATTTTTCACGATCAATTTCGAAACCTTTTGGCATTAAAACATTTCCACTGTATAAAGCCTGTTCTGATAAAATTTGTTTTTTCATTTAATTACCCAATCAATTATTAAATGCACTCTATCAGATTTACTTTTATTTTCAACAGAATGTGTTTTTTGAGAATTATTAATTTCCCACATTTCTCCTTTTTTTAAATTAATTTTTTCTCCTCCAACATCAAAAAATACTTTATTATTAGTAATGATTGGAATATGAATTCTTTTACACATATCTAATGAAAACCCTTTATCAATATGTTCTGGTATATTTTTTTTAGCTAATAAATTAACTAGTATTGCTCTTATAATATATCCTTCACCTAATTTTTTTGTAAAAAATCTTTCGAATTTTTTTATATCTTTTTCATAGTCTTTATAAGTTGAATGATAAGTTGGATTATTATGTTTAAAATCTTCATCAAAAATAAGTGGTATTGTTTTAGTGTATTGATGAACTTCATATGTTTTTTGTCTAAAAGTATACCGATCCCATTCAGTAATTTTTTTAACTTTATTTGCTATGGTCGATACATCTTTTTTACCAAGATAATTAAAATTCATAATTTAAAAATACTTTCTACTGATTCATTACATCTTAATTCTAAATTTAATGCAATTCTTGGTTTTGTTTTTGAAACATCTGGTAAATGATCTAAAAAAGATGGGAAAATTAACATGTCATTATCTTTAGGTACCAAATGTTTTTTTTGATTTTGGTATTGAAAAGTTATTCCTTTTTTTTGAGTTTTTAAATATAAAACACAATTAATACTTGCAGTTAATTTATGGTTGTGCCACTGACTTTTGTTATACTCTTTGTCAGTAACATAAGCCCACATTTTAAAATTTACATCTTTCAAAGAAAAAGTATTTAAATTAATCTTTGATATATTATAAAATATATTATACAGATAGTTCGTATATTTTGAATGTAATTCAAAATTGTAAGAAATTTTTTCATTTAAATTTATTCTTTGATTTAAACATTCTTGTATCAAAGGTTTTTTTATATTTTTTAAAGAATCTTCTATATTAAAAGTATACAATAATTTTTCTAACATTATAAATATTCTTTTATTAAATTTTTATATTTTTCTTCTACATACTTAGGAATTTTAATTTCTGCATAATTGTTCTTGGTAATTTTTCCTAAACGTATTTTATGTAGTGGTGCTCCAAAAAAACTATCATCATACTTAATATTGTTAATTTCAAATAATTTATCTATTTCAAATGTATGATTGAACTTTGGTATGTTTAAAAATTCATAAATTAAATTTAAACAATTTTCTGGTGATTCCGTCAAATCCTCATATTTAATAAATAAAACATTTTGTTTATCTATTAAATTTTTATAAGTATAACAAGACCAATCAAAAAAAGTATCTTTACCAGTTATAATATCAATCTTTTCTTCTTGTTCCGATTTAAATAAAGTACTTTTATCTAAGTTATTATATTGAGAGTTAATGTAAAAATTAGGGAAATCATTACATAATTTTAAAAAAGATTTAATAACATCAGTTGGTTTTCTCAATAAAAAAATTATTTTAAATTCATTAGGACAATATTTTTTCATTATTTCATAGTTAAAAGGTGTCCCCCATTCAGCTCGGTCTATGATATATTTTTGTTTCCAATGTTGATAAAAATTATTTACTAAATTTTTTTTAACATTTTCAAAAGATTCTTCATTTTTAAAATTGTGATAAGTTGATTTGTTTTTTAAAATTTCTAAATTAAAAAAACAATCAGGTAACATTGAATGTCCTGATACAGCTATATCTTTATTTTGATTTAAAATTGTAGATAAAATTGTATTTCCTGCTCTTGGAAAACCCGATAAAAAATATATCTTTTTCACACCACCACTTATATCAATAAATATTTAATTATCTATAGTTATTTAAATCCCAAGATTGGTTTTCTTCATTCCAAATATATATCCATGAATGAGTATTTGCTACATTTTGAGATTCTTGTTCTGCAGTTAAAGCAGGTTTAGCCCCAATAGGGGATATCCAAGATGCAGTTGCTATATCTTTAGTCCATGAATCATATGGTTTTTTTGGCCAAAAGATTTGATTATCTTCATCCCAAGTATGACCAATACCTGCGTAGTTTCCTCTAAATGGAGTTCCACCATTTTTATGTTGATTAGATGAAGTATTATAAGAAGTTTGTACCCACATTTGTGCAGGCCAGTTGTTATGTCTTTCTAAATATTGTTGACCAACTTTTTCGTCTTCAACTCCATCTGCGTTTAACATATCCTTATTATTTAATGTTAATACTGATATAACTTTTCCGTTTAATCCTATTTTTGCAAAATGTGCCATAATTTTTACCTATTGATATTTATACCTTATAATTACAATTCCTGAACCACCTGCTGCACTGTTAGGAGAGGCACCACAAGAGTTTCCACCACCGCCACCACCAGTATTTGCAGTTCCAGCTTGAGCTGCGCCAGGTCTTCCACCATTTCCGCCACCACCTATTCCACCAGCTCCACCAACTCCAGGTGCTGGTGCACCGCCTCCACCGCCACCACCAGAAAAATAATAAAATGAGCCACAAGGAACTCCTGAAGTTCCAAAAGCATTTGGTAATCCAGCACCAGCTCCACCGAAACCACCAGGGCCTTGTGGCATTGGAGGTTGTGCAGCTTGTCCAGCTTGAGTTGCTCCACCACCGCCACCACCTGAATAGGTATTAAATGGAGAAGCTCCACCATTTTGACCTTGAGGAGGTGTTGTAGGAGGTGTATTTCCTGTACCACCTGCTCCACCTCTATGAGCTCTTCCACCACCAGAACCTCCATCAAGAGGATTACTACCTCCACCTGCAGATGTAATTGTTGAAAAAACTGAATCAACTCCTGGAGTATTACCAGGTGATCCTGGGCCTCCGCCTCCGACTGTTACAGGATTAGGCCCTGCTGAAACTGGAATAGAAAGGTCAGCTGCAGTATCTAAAGGAGAAGCGGGTGCACATCCAGGAACACAAAAAGTTGAAGAGGAAAATCTAAATCCTCCTCCACCACCGCCTCCTCCAGCGACAGATGAACTACCACCTCCACCACCAGCTACGACTAAATAATCTACAGTATTTGAACCACATGCATTACCTGCACA